TGTAGTTAGAAGATGGCTAACAAAAGAACAGATTTTAGATGAATTCGGAGATGATTTAGGACCAGAAGCAATAGATCGATTAGAAGGAATGTTCGAAAGATATTCTTATGATGATAGAGCTGTTGTTGTAAGATCTACTGGAGCGTTATATGATGACAACGCAGATATACTTGGTAACGGAAAAACTCCGAGTCCTGGTATACTTGGTGGATTAGAAATTCATCCATTGTTTCCTTGGGATGAATCTGGCAGATATACTTATTCTAATGCTGACGTAATTGAAGTGTATGAATGTGAATGATTGGAATGAAGTAAAAAGAAAAATCGTTCAGTATTACATTATGGAGTAAGAATAGGAAATGACATCTTTATTACTCCAGGAGAATCAAAATACTACGTTCAAAATAGAAGTAATCCAAAAGATGTTTCTTTAAACATCAACGGAATGTTTTTTAATGATAAAAACGGACAGCCGTATAGTCTTATGCTAGCTACAATGAACTTACAGGACAAATATGACTTACTACTGTACTGCAGAGATAATCTAATTGCTACTAGTGGTACTGTAGGAGATTGAATTGATATAGCACATATTCCTGTAGCATTGGGAGTTAGTATGCCAGAAAGAATTATGAAATGACAAGCTTACAAAAAGAATGGTTTGGCATTATATGATTCTTCTCAAGAAGGTGCACAGATTCTTAATACAACTTTTAATGGATTTGATGATACTGTTAAAGCACAGTCTATCCAAGCAATTCAAATTGCAATTGAATCGGTAGAAGCACAAGCATCTGCAACAACTGGAGTCTTTGCAGAAAAACTTGGAGGTATCCAAGAAAGAGATGCAGTGTCTAACGTTAAAGTGGGAATTCATCAATCCTCACTTCTTACAAAACAGTATTTCCATGCTATGGATTTGATGTATAAAGAAGTTAATTATGACCTATTAAATCTGGCAAAAGTAGTATATAAAAACGGAATCACTGGTTCTATTATTCTTGGAGATAGATTAGTAAAAACATTTACAGCACTTCCAGAACATTACACTTTAACTGATTTTGATATTCATATTCAAGATAGTTCAGAGGCATATAAAATGCGAGAGGACATAAAAGCAATTAACATTGAATTGATTAAAGCAGGTATGGTTGATGTACAAGATACATTGTCTATTATTACTGCAAAGAATATGACTCAGTTAAAGAAGTATGTTGAACAATCTATTAAGAATAAAAAGGCCGAAAACGATATGATTGGGCAACTTCAACAGCAAGTTGAACAAATGACAAATGAAAAGAAGCAATACGAACAACAAATGCAACAACTTAATTCTGAAATTCAACGTCTACAAAGTCAGGTTGAAAACAATAATAGAGAAAAACTTCAAATTGAGAAACAAAAAGTTGCAATTGATGAACAAGTTGCAAAAGATAAAAAGGATTACAATGATAAACTTATTGAAGTTAAAGAAAAGCAACTTAATGCAGAAATATTGCAAATTAGAGATGGAAATCCTTATAACGACCAAATAAGAGACGTATAATATGGACAGTAGACTTTTTATGGAAATTGGAATCAACGACAATGGAAATCTATATGTAGTAGATAACTCTCCATATGAACGTTGAATTGAAGAATACGAAGAGGATATAGACCATGTAGTTTTTGAAAGAGTTTTAAAAATCACAACAGATGATTTGGATTATGAAGTGGTAGACGAAATATCTAATCCTGCTACATCTATCAATGAATTGAGAGCAGACAAAGAATTTGAATTACCAGAAGATAATTATTATCGTTATCAAAAAATGATAATCCCAACTGTAGAACATCGTGGAGATTCTACATGCTATGCTAGACAAATCACTGTTACAATGAATGGTAAAGATCAAATCGATTATGCGATATATATTCTAGAAAACGATATACCAAGACAAGTTGATTTTACAGAAGCATTTGATTATGTAAATAACGTAAATACTGGTAATGCATTTTGATTTGATGATGATATATTCTCTATATATAATTTAATAAAATGCTATATTCTAACAGAAAAGGAAAGATTAGCAGATTGATTAAAGAATAATTGTAAAGCAAATTGTGATAAGTTATCTTTGGTTAATACTAATGCAGATATGTTAATGGCTGCAGTTACAGTATTAACTTACTTGATATCTAAAAGACAATTTTTGGAAGCATTTAGATTGTTAAATGGATTATCTACTTGTGGAACTTTATGTAAAGATTTTAGAAACAATATAAAGGGTTGCGGTTGTGGAAAATCTGTATATTAGACTATATGAGTTGTTAAAAGAAGAAATGTCCGAGTTACGTCTCGGACATTCTTTTAACAGAGAAAGGATGGCTGAAATGAGAGAATTATGTCACATATTGACATATTTAAAATATGTGGATATGGGCAGTACAGATGTAATGCAAATATTCCAATATTATGACAACTTATAATAAACTTCCATATTCTAATCAATTTGAAAGAGGACATTCTTTTAATTGAGCTGGACATTGAAAAGAAGGCAGATATTATTATAATGATTCATATGTTACCGATTTTGTAGTATTAGAGAACGTTGTATTAGTTTGTAGAAAAAATCATTTATCTTCAGATAAGCCAGAATTTGTATATAAAGACGGAAAAATTGTAGATATTAAATCTCCATTTTGAGAGTTTGTTCTTTGTGCTGAAGCTAGTGGTGGTGTCGCTATAACATCTGCTGAATTTATTGCAAATGCAACATATGATGATTTTATTGCAGATCCAAATGTAATAATTGGAGACCCTTATATAAAAATGTACTTTTACTCAGGAGCATATTTATATACTCCTGTAAAAGATATAATTACACAATATAAAGTAGGCATTCCGGTTTTAACACAAGCAATGTATGATGAGTTGCCAGACGTTACGAAACCTGATAAATGGTTACAAATTCCAGATGAAACTGATTTAACTGAAACTGATGCTGGAGATTATTTGAATATATTATTCTCAGCAATCAGGAAATTACAAGCAGAAGTTACAAAATTAAAAAATTCGTTTGATTATGGTATTGTATCTTATACTGGTACTGATACAGCCATGTCTGCAGTTGTTTCAGAATATGATAAAACAGAATCAGAAGAACCTTTATGGTCAATAGATGAAGATGATTTATCTATCGTGGAAAATGCTACAATTGACTTTAAATCTCAATCAATACCGCCATTTGTTCCAGTAAACAACTTCCAATATAATGCAAACGGAGTAGCAAATATTACAGGTACTGTAAAATGAACAGATCCAGAAGAGGAAGGATTTAAAGAGCGCACTTCTGATACTAAGATTTTATTGTATCTTACAACCACTACGTTGCATGATACATTTAACTTAGTTGGAATGTATGATAATTCTAGACTTAGTATAGATCTATCTACATTACCAATTCCTGCTGCTAATGATAATAAATATAATATTTGTTTTCTTATATCTAGAAACGTTCAGTTAGATGAAGATTCAGAAGAAAAATATGGAGATAACTATATATGAATTAGTGTAAGCTCATTTTTAAACGATATTGTTTTACTTGAAGGTTTTTATGACCCGTCTAATGGTAGAATTTCAAAAAGTCAAGTAAATATAGATACAGCTTATACAATTCAATCTGTTGATCTTGGAGTAGGAGATCTTTATAAATTTAAAGGTTGTTCCAAATATCAAGATTTTAGCAGAAAAGTAATCCCAAGTAAACCAAACGAAAGTGATTATAGATATAAAGTAGCACACTTAACCATTAGATCTGTTGACAATTTTGCAGAATTAGAATCTGTAGAAGATTATCTTCTAGAAAACGAAATGATTTGGCAAGCAGATGAAGATATTTTATGAATTAAAACTAAAAAGGGACTTCGTACAATAGGAAGTTCTGATGGAGGAGACGACTCAGGTATGACACAAGAAGAAATATTACAAATGTTGAAAGACATGGGGATTGTGTATGTTGATGATACAGGTCTCCAACTATCAGACATTTCTGACATTACATTTATAAATGAAGATACTGGTAAACGATTTAAATTTGGAGTAACTTCAGAAGGAGAATTAAAAAGCGATGAAGTTCCAACTGAAAAATTAAAGGATATTGTTTCTCGTCTTGGAAGTAACCTTTCAGATAGTACTGGAAAAAGAGGTTTTATTTCAAGATTACTGTGTAGAACAGATGGAAATAATATAGATGCTTCTGCAGAAAAATCAGATCTTAGGCTTAGATCAGATAGACTGAAAATTGGAGCATTTTATGCGCCATTAAAAACTGATACCAAATTTGGATGTTCGCATGGATATATCGAATTAGAAAATACATCTGATTCTGATATTCCTTTAGACAATGTGTATCTTCATTTTATGCATCCAGATTCAACTAATGCATTAGTTATAGATAAACTTGAATTGGATGGTTATATTCCAGCTGGAGGTACTTATTTAATTAGATGTAAACAGTATGCAGATCCAAAAGTTAATGCAGATGTATTCATAAATGTAAATACTTTTGATAAAGAATGGTTTATTAATGGTGAATTAATGGACCTTAGAGTAGATACAGAAAATACATATGGGTTTCTATTAACATATGGTGATAAAGATGGAAATAATGAAATTACATATCAATCATTGTTTATTTCTAAAAATACTGGTGATGTAGATTCTAAAGCGATTTATAGTTATAAATGGTTCTTTATCGATGCTATTATTTTAAATCGAGATCCATCTAATACCACAAATCAATATTGAGGGTACACTGGAAACGCTAGTAACGCTATAAAACCAAAATCTAATACTATCATTAAAAATACGTTTGAATTAGATCCAGCAAAACAAGCGTATCAATCACATACAACATATGATAGTTCAAGATATAGAGTTGAATCTAAAGCAACTGATGTACAGTATCTAAATCTAGATAAAGAATATATAGAGTTTCCACATACAGTAGATAAATTTCCAGTTAGTAATTATACGCCAAAATCTTCCAGACAGCACAAAAATGTTTCTACAGACAAGACTAAATTAAACATGGATAAACCAAATATGGTTACTTGTTCATTTGGAATTAATGCTTATAATACAAGAACATTTAATTGGATATCTGCTGGACAATTTGATGAATATGTTTGATTAAAATCCGGAAGTAATTGAATCAAATTCGAATCTTACAAAGCATCTGATGCAGATAAAGAAGAACTTGTATCATTTCCTAAAAGAAAGGAATGAAGTGCCGATGCAATAAATAATATCTATAAACGCATTGTTGGAGATTTTCCTGGAGATGGATCAAAATACACTTCTCATAAATGTATAATTCAATTAATTGCTGATTCTGTAGATAATCCTACAACATATACATATATTGTTGGTAGAGCAGATAAAAATGGTAATCCTGATTTTGAACATTGTTCAGAAGAATACACATTTACATTGTACCCAACTAGTTATATTCCTAGAATCTATCAAACAACAGATCAGCAAGGTTTCCATTGAATTGAATACCAAGTTTGAGCAGCTGCTGCAGACAAATTAAATTCTAAAATTTTAAGTGATTGCCAAAATGAAAACATCATTCCAGTCTTGCTTAATACTGGAGACATGACACAAAATGGTACTCGTATCAACGAATGATTAGATTATTATAACGCTGGTATTAATTTGTTTAAACATCTTGAACAAGTAAATGTTGTAGGTAATAATGATCTATGTAATACAGATCCAGAAATACTTGGAACTGGCGACGATAATGGTAAATCTAATAGCTTCTATTTTCATGTATTTTATTGCTACGAAATAAACGAAAACAATATACCTTTGATTACTGGAGATAATGGAGATAAAAAGTATGTTCCTTCATTATATTACATTGATTTTTCAAAGTATCGTTTTGTTATAGTTAATAGTGAGATTACATATGTAAATTGTGATGCATGATTTAATAGGCATAAAACAGTAAATGGTACAAAGTATCCAATTAATGTTTATACTGGATGAGCAATAAACAATAAAGAGATAAATATTGATTCTACTGATTATTTTGATAGTGGATTTACAAGCATTTATACAATGGTTTACAATATGCTTAATTCTGCTTCTGGAAAGAATGTTATAACAATCTGTCATGAAATGCCATTTACCGTTATTACAAGGGATGGACTTTCTCCATCAAATAAGAATAATTATCGTTCATTAAGTGGATCTGGTAAATCACTTATTGGAAGTCATACGAATCAAATTAATGGATATGATATTGT